TCAACAGCCTTTTCATGAGAGCGAGACATTAACTTTAGTAATTGCCCACCTGAATTTAAATGTTTATCAATGGCTTTAATCTCATCAAGGTAATCGGATGGAAAAAAATTCATTTCCTTCCAAAAAAAACTACCATCAAAAAGTTCTTCTCGTGTGGTATCTTCTATACCAACAGAAAGAAGGCACTTGTAATCATACCCATACATGCCTGTATCTATTAACATTAAAGTTTTGGCAGGGTTATAAAAATTTTCTATGTATAAAGTATCACCCGCATCTCCAACTTGAGTGAAACCTGCCTTTACATCTTCTCTCATTTTACAAAGTTCGTCCTCAGATTTCTCTGCTATAAAATCAAATTTAAATTCATGTCCACTATTTGCAGGGTGAAGTTTAACTCCGAGGTTGTTAAACAAATTTTCCAAATCTTCCCACCACTTCCTACATTCACCACCATCTTTATCAGGCTTTACATAATCCCTTGATGAAGTCTTCTGACTTGAAATCTGAATGTTCTTCAATAAGTCAAACCAGCCCATAATAATCAACCTTCATTATATTTCTGCGCCTGTAAATTAAACGGGTCATAAGAAAGATGTTTAGTATTGTCTGCATTCTTATATTCTTCAGATTCATATTCCTCATAACCATTCATAGGTTCATGTCTGGTTGGTCTTCCTTCTTTTGCCTTTTCAGCCATTAGTTTATGAAAGTTATATCTTCCCCCATATACCCTTTTTACTTGTGTTCCAAATCTGTCAGACTCATACCAATATTCTTTATAGTCTTTCTTTGCCTCTTTCATTTCTCTTAAATGATAAGAGTATCTGCTTTCTGCACTTAATAAATAATACCTTTCGGAATTCTTTCTGAGTGTATCGGTCCACCTCATGTTATAAACCATAATTATTTTACTATATTAACACTATGCACAATAGGTATAAATATATACCCAATGCTTTTTCAAAAAATGCCCGCAAATTTTTTTGGGACTAGCAAAAATTTTTTTTATAATATAATTCTATTTCCAGAATAAAAATTAGCCATACATATTATTATTTTTATCATCTTTAGATTTAGCAGGTGGTTGTTTAGCAGCATTCTGTAAATAATCAATAACGGCATCTTCAAAATCATCTGTATTTGTCATTGAATCTACCTCTTGTATGTCTGCAAATTTGTTAATTTTATTATTATATTGGCCGACAATCTCAATAAAGTCATTTCGCAAATCTCCAAATATTTGTTGTATCTTTTTCACATTTCTTTCTGGAGGTTTGGCCGTCTTCATATAATATTGATAGAAGTCTTCCCAATCTGCGAAATGAATTTCTAATCTTTTCATAATTTCCTCAAGTATGGGGTTTGGTTTATCGTCTGGCTGACCGTTTATATAAAAATTGAAGACCATTTTGGTATCTCCTTGTATGTAGTAGGTAGTTTATACAGATATAAGGCTATGTATTCCTGGCTTAGCAGCAAAATTACACTATAATGTTAAATGATTACCTGAAAACGGTAAATTGTATGAGTTAGGGGTCTGCAAGATTTGCGATTTTCACTATGGTGGCTTTTGACAATGCTACCATGTTAAGTTTTATTTTTATTTAGAAAAAAATTGGGAACCTCCAAAGTAGAACCATATGGTAATAACTTTGTGGAATTTACCCTATACCTATGGTGCGAGGCATGTTATCGGTGAACCAAAAATGACCCAATACATTGTGATGAAGAAGAATACCGCCGACCAATGGGTGCTTTTCAAGCATTCCACATACCGAACCCTCGGTGCAGCCCAAAAGGTGATTGATGAACACATTGACTTGATGGTGCTTCGTGCGCTTGACAATGCTGTTCGGATGCATTCGGCTGTTCGTGGTGTGAACCGTGAAAAATACCTCAAGATGCGAGCCGACACCATCAACGCTCGGAAAGGGTTCAAAATTGTCTCAATGACGGAGGTCTTTTGATGGAGGATGAATGACCTCCATCGGGGCAGAATCGCAAGGTTCTGTCCCACTCACTAATACAAAGTGCCCGTATCGTTATGCGAACCATATGGTTGTAACTTTGTGGTATCAACCTTATGTTAATTCCAAAAGTCATGTTATTGCCTAAGGAGGCATAGAACAATGGAAGAAGAAAACCAAGAAGAGAACAAATACCTAACCGAAGAACAAATCATCCAATTGGGTGAATATGCAGGGGTGAAGAAAGGACAGACATATTGTAGCATGAACAATGTGTTCACTAACTTCGTCTACCTAATATCCACCCTTTTGGGTATGCCCACGGAGTCCCGAACAATGAACTTTGATTGCTTTCAGCGAGTCTTTCAAGAATTACCTGCTGATTCGTTCACCCGATTGGACAAAACCATGTCGGGTTTGAAAGAGGCATTGGATGATAAAACCAACGCCCTACAAAAAGTCCGAAAAGCCAACGGTGATGTTGAACGAGCCGAGGAAAAAGAACGACGATTGCGTATTCAAGCAAATCGAGAACGACACATGTGCGACATTCTCCGACATTGGATAATGGAAAGCAAAGACTTGAGCGAGGACTTTTACGAATATTAATCATAATACCTCCGAAACGGGGCATATCGTGGACTTTGGGCAGGTTCACGGTATGTCCCACTTCGGGGCTTTCAACCTCAAATTTTATTTCAATCCATATGGTTGCCGCTTTGCAGGCATACCTTATCAAAATTAAAATATAAAAAAAATTATTTTTTGAAAAGGTGCAGGGTTTTGTTTCGGCGGAGGGAGGCACACGAACAAACACTTACGGATTCTATGAAAAAAACCCTGCAAAAAAAAGTTCAAATCCAGAGGTCAATTAGCCGTTAGGCTTAATCTTCCTCCTCAAGCGTCTGAAGAATCATCTTCATCACCTTCTTCTTGATTTTCGTCGGCAGGAGGTAGTGCGATAGTCATTCCCTCTTCAAGAGAGAAGTTTCCATCCCATCGTCCATCATTGAACAATTTCACAAATCGTTGCTTCATAGCGAAAGCACGAGTTTTTGCGTATTCAACAGCATCAGGATAAGGTTGTCCACCTTCTTCTTTGTTTCGGCCAGAACGAATAGCCGTGATTTGAACAATTTGATTGTTGTTCCAATAATCAATGGCTGCTTCGTAAGTCAAGTCGTAAATATCCGAAGTGGATTGTTGAACATGTGCAGGAAGATTTGATGGCTTTCCTTGAGAAGTCGGCCAATCCATTTCAACATTTGCGCCATGTTCCCGCTTCCATTCACGGCCTTCATCAAGGATTTGTTTCCAAAATGTTTTCCGCTTTGCAGGGTTTCGGTTTCCACGACGGATGTTCATGCGAATAAGTTCCACACCATCTTCAATCGTTTCGGTTGATGAAAGAAACTCTTGGTTTCCAGCATGTGCTAAAAATGTTTCAACATCTTCAACACGGCTGTTCCATGCTTCATCTTCCATGCTCAGGTCTTTCGGTTCATTATTTTTCTTTGGCATTTTTTTCACCTTTTTTTTTCTGTTTGTTCCCATTGGGGGAACGATAACAGGGGTATCAAATCGCTGATAAGGTGTTGTAGCAAAGCACAAACCATATGGTTCTACTTTGTAAGAACCCTGAAATAAAAAAATAAAAAAAGGTGTATGTTTTTTTAACCCCAAAGCCCAAGAGGATAAATTTCAATGGAAAGAAACATACAAAACTTCCCAAAGAATATAATTTTAGATTCATTCGTTTAACTTACGCAATTCCTCCGTGATTTGCTTTGTTGCTTCTTGAACAATAGCCTGCAATTCTTCCATAGTGTCGGCTTCACAACGCAATTCTCCACAAACCCAATTTTGGTATCGGTCTTGCTTGAGTTTAACCACAAATGGTTTTGGTTGTTGTTGCATTTCTTCTTTCTTCTTACGGAACATTTCAATCACCTTTGTTAATAACACGCTCTTCCCAATCTAAAATATCTTCAATTGTAAAATTTTGACAATATGAATTGAACCTCCCAAGCAACCTTTTCATTAGATAATCAGCAACCGCTTCGTCTTCAATCATGAAATTGATAATATCAACATCCGACCATCGTGGTGCGCCATCAAGAGAAAAGCCTTCTGAAATTGTTCGGAGGAACATAACATAATCCATTGGTTGATTATGTGGACATTCTTCATTGTGTTCATCATGTTCTGCATTATTGCAGGTGCAAAAACGGTTAGCGTTCATTCTTCTTCACCCCATGTTTTTCGTTGATATTCTCCAACATTTTCTTCCCAACACTTATTACACATACAATTAGAGAGAGTGTCTTTTAGACAAATTGTAAAATCAAGTTTAACTTGCTTCACTTTTCTTCCTCCTTCAAACGAAAATAAAACGAATATAATTCTTCAACGCAATCACGACATTGACAGGATTTAGGTTTGCTACATTCAATCATTCTTCTTCACCTGCCCATGCTTTTCCTTCTTCAGTCGCCAAAAACTCTTCCCATTCTTGAACGGATTGATTTAGAATCTTTTCATTTTCTTGATAAGATGGATGTAGTCGCCAATCAACATATTCGGACACATTAATTAGCAAATCACCAATGTTTGCATCAATATCTTCTCGGCCTTGATATTTTTGCATGACTAACCAAAATATGCCTTCGTGAGCGCACTTAATTTGGGTTGTCCTTTTGTATTTACCATTATAGATAAAATCACTATGTTCTTCTGTTATTTCTTGGGTTTTCTTCATGGTTTTCACCGAAAACATGGTTGTTAAATCGCTTAAGGTTTTCATTGCAAAGCATTACAACCATATGGTTGCTACTTTGTATTCGCAACCCTATTAGTGGGGTTGAAGTCATATTATCGGTGAAACAATGGTAGCCAACAAGAAAGAAATGAGCGATGAACGATGGACGAACATGATTGTGCCTGTTGAGGCATGGATTGAGGGTTTTGAACCCACTACTGAAGGTGAAGAAGACCGACTTGAATTAGTCAAACTAAACCTTCGTCGTGGAAAGCGAACCGCCTCTACCCGTTCAAACATTGTGAAACAATGGCGAAGCGAATTTGCCGCTGAAATTGAGAACGGCGAATACGGCTTCAACAATTGGTCTAACACAAAGATTGACAAAAAGGTGCTTCGGGCTATGGAGAACGAAGTCAAATCCCTGCATCCTGCTCGGCGGGCATTTTGGGATGCCTGCCCCGACAACCAAAAGCCAACCTTCTCAATCAAGGTTGGTGAAGAACGACAAACCTTCCGACACCCTTCGTTTGAACATTGGAATGAAAAGGAGGACAAAACGCACATGAGCCGTTTGAAGAAAATGTTCCGTGATGGGGAGGATTGGACTCAAGCCGCACCTGTCTTTGAAGTAGAGGTTGAAGAATCCAATGCGGAGGATTCTGCATGATGGGGGTCTTTGAAGAAGAGGATTGATGAAAGTCAATCCGCAGGTTTTCGGATATTTTCCTGCCCCCAAAAAAATATGTCCGCCCTTCGGGGTTTTTAATTGCTTCTCAAAGAGCGCAATTACCACTTAATAGTAAGTTACTAACCATATGGTTGTAGATGCGTCATATATATGATTATGAAGCCTCCTTTTGTTATCATATAGGGGGCTGGCTCAGGTGCGCCGTCGCTTATAAGGGGGCGAGGGTCGGAGGGGGTGGCCTCATGGGGGGTCGGAGGCCGACTTTCTCTATCAATTTACTTCTTTTATGTAGTTATATCCAAGTCATTATATAAACTATATCTATTATTATCAACATAATTTTAACTGATTTAATTTATTCAATTATATTATGTATATTTATCTCCCTCATTATGACCTACTTAATTCTCAATGGGATTTCCCATGTTTTCTCATTGGTATGGGAAAACATTTTGTAAGAGATATTATAGATTATCTAAGTCATTATGTTCTATTTCTTACCTTTTCCCCTTTTCCCATCCCTTCCTTACCTTACCTTTACCTTTCTTCTTTCTCTATCATTATGAGCGACTTAATATGTATGTGTGTGTGTCTGTGGCTGACCCCCTCATGGGAAAATGGGAAAAGTGGGAAAACGGTCATTTTGACCGAGATAATGCAGGAAAGGTCTTGCGTTTTGTTTTCTCGCCCATTTTGACCGATGGGATAATGGGAAAAGCACCCAAAATGATAGAGTTATCATGTCTTAATATAACTCATTGCAATCATGAAATTGATAATATTTTGCAAAAACAACAATGGTGGAAAAAATGAATACCCAAGAAGAGATACGAAAAACGATGAACGAATTGAGAGATTTCTTGATTCAGAAGAATGAACAATATGGCGATTCTGTCATGAACCCAATTAGCATCTTTTCCAAGTTAGGAAAGGATGCAGGACTAAGGGTTAGAATTGATGATAAACTGAATCGTTTAATGCAAGGTAATGACTCAATGGAAAGTGATGAGGATGTCGTCAAAGATTTGATTGGCTATCTAACTCTACTTCTGATTGCTTTGAGACAAGGCTCTGGAAATACCAACGGTTACGGGAAGGGAATGTAAAAATGAAAAAAGAGACCATAAATCGCAGAATTGAGCAAATGTTGGTGCGAAAATATAGTGCTGACAAGATTGCATGGTTTATCTTTCTTCAATTGGGCAAATCTTGGTATGATGCTAAGATAATTGCTCAGCAAATAATCAGCGAATATAAGGAGGAAGAGTAATGCCCTTTTGTGTAATGTGTGATGTATTTATTCCAACGAAAAATGCCATGTGCTGTTATTGTTGGACTAATACTTTAAGTAGTAAAAAGGAGATGTTTAGGCATGGTAAAATACAAAAAAATGACGGTGAGAATAGTCAAATGGCTAAATGAAAAGGGTGAGGCAAGCACTCATGAAATCTATGATTTCGCAAATGAGGGAAAGCAAGGTATAGTTATGACAGCACTAACCAACCTCCTCTCAAAGAATAAGAATTTTGAGAAGGTAGGAGTAGTAAAAATACAGAGGTCGGGCAACGAAGACTACCCTGAATTTGGTGGTAAAGAAGTCTGCATCTGGAAAGTTAGAGATTCAAATGTCAGTCAAAACGACTGACTTTGATATTGGGTTGTCGCCCAAAATGCAAAAGATTAGAGCGTGTAAATGTTTATAGGCTTGAACTACTGTGTTAAAGATAGAACGGAACTGCTTTAGTGTTCCACGAAAAAAGGTGAAAAAATATGACTGATGTGAACCAATTGGAACAACAACTGAATGAACAAATGAACGAAGGACTCATTACCGAGTTTGAAATGCGACGAATTATGAGTCGTGCAACGGGTGGAGTTTATCTTGATGCAACGCAAAAAGAGCAATACGCAACTGCAAGCGAATACATCAACGAAACGCTGAACACGCTTTTGACTCTTGGAGTTATCAGCGAAAAGCGAATTGCTTCAACCCGCCGAAAGATGGAAAAGGCCGTTGTCAAGCATTTGACTAATGGTGGTGAATTTACTTCGGAAGGCCGACCTGTTTTTGGAGAGTGAGATAAATGGTGAAATTGACGATTTTGAATGAAACGGGACACACCGAACTTTCTCTTTCTGCAAGTGAGGTTCTTGACCAGATTATTGAGCATCCGACTCATTGGACTTATGTTGATGGAGAACTCGTAACTCGTGAGGATATTACCAACATCAACTTTGATGAAGTCAATGAAGTTATGCTCGCTCAGGCAATTGTTGGTGGAAACGAGTAAGGATTTTTATATAATCCAATTGTAGGCTTGGTTTGACCTACTCTTATGTAGCCGAATTGCGGTTAGAACCATTTTTTTAAAAAGTGATTAATATGATTGAATTAACAGAAATTGATACTGATATTTTGGAAGGCCTGACTATTTATTTGGCTGAGGACTATCGTGAAAATAAAACAGCAACCACCTCATATAGTAACCCATTTCATTGGATGAAATGTAAATTTACTATTTTAGGTGTTAAATCTCAAGTTGAAGAATTAAAGAAAAAACATTTCATTACGGCAAATGTATATAAAAATGAACTAATTAATTTATTGAGAAGAACCTGTCAATACAAAAACGGGAAAAGTCAAGAACGACGAATTAAAGAGGCTCTTGAAATTTTTACTTATCTTGACATTGAAGCAGAATTTGAAGAGGGCTTAGAATGAAGGCAATATGGTATACTATTAAGAACATCCCTAAATTATACCTTACCTTCCGTGAAGAAATTAAGCGGGCGAAGCAACACGATAAAGATGTTAAGATGTATGGAGGTTTGGAAATACTTCTTCGTCATTTTGAAGAAGCAGTAGATTCGGATTTACCCGAAGAACTAAAATCCTTGTATTTGACTGAACTTATACAAGTTTATAATAACATGGACTATAACACTAAGGATGATGTCCATGTTAGTGCTCTTAAAAAATATTGTAATGATTACAATGTAGAATACATACGGCGAGATGGCTGAGCATGGTTAAAAGCGCAGGGCTTAAAATCCTGTTCCTAAGTGATTCGTGGGTTCAAATCCCACTCTCGCCACTTTGGGCATATGGTGTAATGGATAGCATTTTGGCCTTCTAAGCCGAAGATGGGGGTTCAATTCCCTCTATGCCCGCCTATTCATAGGGAGGTAGGAGAATGAAAAAGAAAGAAATTGACAAAATAGCAAAAGAAATAGAAACCTTGAATGTAGTCGTTATTGGCTACGAGATTAAAAAACATCTAATATTCAAGATTCAAAACAAAGATACAGGGACAATTAAAACTGTCAGCGTGTCTAAAAGCCCTAAAGTAAAGGGTATCTATCATGAAATTAAATCTTCAGTTAGGAAGGTTTTCAGAAAGGATGGTGAACAAATATGAAATGTATAACATGTAAAAAGAAAATAATTGTGGATAAAGATACCAAGCAGCCTTATGGTGCAGTTAGTGTAATTACGCTACCTACATCTACAAGCAAGCATGGTAAAAAAGATAAGGAAATTACGGTAAAAGCACCAATATCATGGGCAAATGTAAATACACAACCTCTTTATGGTTTTATTTGTGATGATTGTTATAACCCTAGGTATGCTAAGGATTACAACGCCTTTATAGGTAGAATCTAAACTTTTATAACAATGGAACAATATGAAAAAAATACTGGAAGTGAAATTATGCCAGACATAAACCCTAATGAAATTTTGAGCGATATTACTGTTCATATGAAATATGCAAAATACATCCCAGAACTACAACGAAGAGAGACTTGGGATGAACTTTGTGATAGAAATATGAATATGCATATTAAGAAATACCCTAATTTGGAAGAAGTGATTACTAATGCCTATGAATTTGTGAGAAGTAAGAAAATTCTACCATCTATGCGTTCAATGCAATTTGCTGGAAAGCCTATTGAATTGAGCCCTAACCGAATCTATAACTGTGCCTATATGCCTATTGATAACATAGCAGCATTTAGTGAGTCAATGTTCCTTTTACTTGGAGGGACAGGTGTTGGATATTCAGTCCAAAAACACCATGTATCACGATTGCCTCCTGTTATACACCCCAACCCTAATAGAAAACGCCGATATTTGATTGGTGATTCTATTGAAGGATGGGCTGATGCAGTTAAGGTCTTGGTTAAATCATACTTTGGACAAAATACATCAACACCAATCTTTGATTATTCTGATGTGCGATTAAAAGGTGAACGATTAATCACATCTGGAGGAAAAGCCCCAGGCCCTGAACCACTAAAAATTGCCATTAATAAAATAGAAGGTATTCTAAAAAATACTACTAATTATGAGCAATTAGAACCTATTCAAGTGCATGATATTATGTGTCATATTGCTGATGCAGTTTTGGCTGGTGGTATTCGTCGTGCGGCTCTAATTTCTTTGTTTAGCCGTGATGATTATGATATGCTTACTGCAAAATCAGGTAATTGGTGGGAACTAAATCCTCAGCGTGGGCGAGCAAACAATTCTGCCGTATTAGTGCGAAGTAAAGTTGAGAAAAAGGACTTTGATGAACTATGGAATTATATTGAAGCATCTGGTGCTGGTGAACCAGGAATTTATTTTACCAATGATAAAGATTGGGGCACTAACCCATGCTGTGAAATCGCATTACGACCAAATCAATTTTGTAACTTGGTAGAAATTAACTCTTCTGATGTTATTGACGAAGAGGATTTAATTAAAAGAGCAGTAGCCGCTACCATTATTGCTACCCTACAAGCAGGTTATACTGATTTTCATTATCTAAGGGAGATTTGGCAAAAAAATACCGAGCGTGATGCATTAATTGGTGTATCTATGACAGGTATTGCTTCTAACCGTGTTAAGAAAATGGATTTTAAGCGTATCACTAATGCAATTAAAGCAACTAATGAATCAATAGCAAAAGAAATTGGAATTAACCCTGCGGCAAGACAAACTTGTGTTAAACCAGCAGGAACTACTTCATGTGTTCTTGGAACATCAAGCGGTATTCACGCATGGCATGACGAATTTTATATTAGAAGAATCCGTGTTGGAAAGAATGAGGCTATCTATGATTATCTGGCTCAAAATCACCCAGAACTGATTGAGGATGAATACTTCCGACCACATGATACGGCGGTCATTTCATTACCCCAAAAAGCACCAGAAAAAGCCATCCTCCGAGGCGAAGAAACGGCTTTGAATATGCTTCATAGGGTTAAGAATATCAGTCGCACATGGGTCAAAGGAGGCCATGTTTCGGGCATGAACTCCCATAATGTGTCGGCTACTGTATCTATTCGTAAATATGAATGGGATGAAGTCGGGGAATGGATGTGGACAAACAGAAAATACTACAATGGCCTGTCTGTTTTACCCTATGACGGAGGAACATATAAGCAAGCCCCGTTTGAGACAATTAGAATGGGTGCTTACTACGATTTATTGAATACCTTGACAAAGGTAGATTTAACAAAGGTGATAGAGTCAGAAGATAACACAGACCTAAGCGGAGAAATTGCTTGCGCTGGCGGGTCTTGTGAAATTTTTTGATTCTCCTCAAAGATGGTAACTACCCATCAAAAGATAAACAATGGAGAAATAAGTATGAGCGAAAGCAAGGAAGAAAAACATGAAGTATATAGAGTCACATCGTTAAAATCCAACGGTTCAGTTTGGACTAAACAATATGACGGCGAAATAGATTGGAATAAGGTCGTTCCTTTACTATTGAGTAAGTTTCCTCACATTTTGTTGAGCAAGCAAACTCTAAAACAAGACCCACTAACACACCTAATGAACATGGAGTGATAAATATGACACCAATTGGAAATGGAAGAAAAAGAAAAGAAGTAGAATTTAGGCTGATTAACAGCGAAGAAATGCCCCCTGTCGTGATTAAGTCTCACGAGGATAACAATGGTTTGGTTATTGTTCTTAACCAATATCATAATGTCTGGTTGGCTTTGCACCGAAACACAATTCCTGGAATTACAGAATCGTTGCATTCCAAACTTAATGAACTGTGCGACACGCATTTGGAAGAGCAGATAGCATTTAGGAGGTTTGACCATGAATGATTTTGTAGAAACACATCATGCTATTGGCGAACAACTTGATGTTATTAATGTTAATCGTTCAGGTGCTTTGAATAAGGCTTTAATTGAACGACTAACAGCAGAATCAGTTTCGGATGATTGGGAACAAGCAAAACATGAATGGAAGGCAACGGGAAATACATGGTATATTCCTTTGCGTGATAATCCAAACCGACTACCCCCAGAACATTTGGCTAAACACCCACATTATTGTATCTGTGGACATGAGATTGCATGGCATTTTGAAATTGAAAATACTGAGAATGGAAATCTTGAAATTCTTGGTAGCGAACACATCACTAATTGGATGATTATTCGCCACTTGATTGAAAATAAAGGTCTAAACCCTGACACCATTACTGAAGAATTGATTCAAGAATGGTTGAAAGAAGCAGTTAAGTCAATGAAGGCTGAATGGTGGTGGAATGAATATGGTGATGAATGGGAAGAATTGTTCAACGAAGTTAAAGAGTTGGATTTGCGAGTCAATGTTCGCAATAAGGGTAATCGTTATTCCCATGCAACCCGACGATATGAACCACAATATGTAATTGCTAAAACGAAAAGTGGTTCTTTGGGTAATATGGCCTCAGTAGTTTGGCGTTGGAATCATCCCAATAATCCAAGAAAACAAATTGAAACCCGTGGTTATCCTAATGAAAAACTATGGCGTGATGTGCAACTTTTGTTTGCTAAGAAGGAACGCTTTACACGAATGATGGATAACAAAGACGAAGAGAGACAAGCCCGAATGGAATATATTAACCCTACTAAAATTATTGCAAAGGATATAAAGGCCTCCGTCTACCAAAATAGAGCAAGTGAGGCCATTGAAGAAGCATTGGCTTTGTATGATTTGCCCCTATTTTCAGTAGAGGATGGTCGTAATGATTGGGAAAAGCGTTTCATTGAAAGTATCATAAATCAAGTTATGATTGGAAAAGAGTTGAGTGAGAAACAATTGAATAAAATTATGCAAATTGTAGGTGGAAAAAATGAGTGAAGAAACATTAAATTTTAGAATTAGACATGCATCAGATGATAGAACGAGTATCTTAGAAACACCACTATCATCAAGAAATATACGAAGAAGTAGAAATGTAGATATTTATGCACGACGAGGTAATCGTTCTGATGCTACTGAACCAACGATTCAGTCTATCTATCAATCATTGAAAAATAATGATATTATTGGTATTGTTAGGCGAAGTCCACGACCTGTTCTTTTCCGTATTGGTCGTTGTCGTTATTTAATTTCTATTCACAAAGATGGTGCACGATACGCTATCAACGGTGAAAAGTGTAATGTAGAAATTATTCTTAAAGCATTATCAAGGACAATTATGAGAGCCGCTTATTTAGACGGTAAAGGTGTAGAAGCACAAGAAGCACTTGACGATTACCTTAACCGATGTATTAACATCCCTGAGAATGTAGCATATGCTATGGAAAACCGTGTGCCTTACCATTTTTATGAACGAGAAGGTAATGAAATTCATAAGCGTTTAACTCGTTTGAATCTGATGCAAATTGATGAAGACCAATTCGCAATTGAAATTACTTCTGGTCTATGGGGTCAAATTGGTGTTAAGGAATTGAATTCGTTGGTGGACAGTTATCTTGTCGGGCGTAAGCGTTCTAAGAAATGGTCTAATTTGCCTCCAGCCAAGTTATATTATCAAACTGTGGGTAAGAAACCTACAATGGCTCAAGTTAAAGTTATGAAAGAGTTTCTAAAGCAGAACCGTAAGCCCGAAGGTGCTGAAAAGCGAGCCATGCAATTGTTTGAGAATATGTGTCGTGATTACCCTGAAATTACTAAGGGTCAGCATAACGGTGTCCTTGCAATGTTTGTTCGTGGTAAATATGCAGATTGGATGATTGTTGATAATCAGTCAAAGCGTGGCATTCAGGATGTTTCAACCTATGTTTTAACGACAGGAACTGCTGGAGAGGCTCAAAAAGTCCCATTTAGTCATCCTATTATTAACAATACTGATAGAGTTGCAAAATGGTCTGGCCCGATTTGTATTGACAACCTAAGTAACGGTGCTACAAAAGGTGACCAATTTGCCGCAAGAGCATTTGCTTGTAAAAATGATTCTATGTTGAAGAAACTTGTTTCAACGGTTTCACGATACATACAACATCATGCTGAAAATCAACAGGATATTAGGTTGGATTGGGATGCCGTGTGTGAATTGTCAAGCGAAGCACCTGAAATTAAATCGTGATATTGGGTTGCCCGTTTGTCAAGAATGTGGTTGCATACAAGCATATAGGATTATAGAAATCGGAAGACTAACTGAAGTAAAAGAGGTAAAGACTTCTGAGTTACTATTACTATGTAATCAATTTGATATTGATATAATTGATGAGGTCAATAAAAATCATGTTCATATCAGCAAAACAACGCTGTATCAAGGATATGATTTGGCCGAAAGAGCCTGTGCAATTTTGTATTACACGATGAGAGATAATAATAGACCAGCAATACTGAGAGATTACTGTAAGTTTTTAGGATGTAGACCAAGTAAGGGCTCTAAACTTAGCAGGAAGATTGCAAGATACTATTCAAATTCTGGAGTGTTTGGTTTAAATGATATTGACGAGTTTTTGTCTAATCACGGAATTGATAATCCACAAGTTGCTAAGGCTTGTAAAGATTGGGAAGAGCAAGAAACCTTGACAAGAGGTGTTATTGCTGCTTTTGTATATGTCCACACATCATATACCCAAAAAGAAGTGTGTGAAAAATTAGGCATTAGTTTGCCGAGACTAAAAAGAAATATAAAGAAGGTGAAAATATGAAGAATGTAAAAACGAGAAATGTGCTGATTATTGGGGCAGGTGGAATTGGAAGTTTCCTTATTCCACTTTTGGATAAGACTGGACTCTACAATATGACGGTTTATGACCCTGATATTGTGGAAGAAAAGAATATTTCCTACCAAAACTTCTCTAAGATGGAAATTGATACAAAAAAGGTAGATGCTATGGCTAAGCGATATAAAATCGTGGCTAAGCCCTTCCCTGTTTTAACCCCTAATCAGATTGAAGGATTTGATTTGGTTGTCTGTTGTGCTGATAATCTTGATATTCGTAGGGTTATGTATAACTCAGGCGTTAAATGGCTTGACCTAAGAGCGCAAGGAAGGAATGCGGCTATGATTTCATTTCAAGAAGACCCTAAGTTTTACAATGCATTTACAAGCGGGCCTGATGGTTCATTTTCATGTCAAGGTAATGATTGGGATGGAAAGCCAGAAGGTGTAAAGTTTATGCAGGTTGTTATTGCAGGTTATGGTGCTCAATGGATGCAAAATTATTTCATTGGGAACTATGTGGAAAAGCACTTTAGGATTAACGGGTGATTTAGATGGGATTACTAAGTTGGTTAATTGGTGCAGCAATTGGAATTTCTACATTGGACGATGATGGATGTGATGATGATGGAGAATAAAGAAAATAAAGAACAAATAAAAGGCTGGATTGTCGGCATGGGAACGGGAAATGCTACCTGTCGTGTGTGTGGACAAATAATTACGACTGAACAAAGCAATATTAAATTGGTAGGGTATCGTGTAAGTGGGCAGATTCATTCTAACCCATTTGATTGTTCTGCTGAACGACAGATTGCACTTGGATTTGAACCATTGGAGGAATAATCATGACAGTAGTATATGATTGTAAAAAATGTGGTCGTCATTATGAACGAGAAACTCCTGTTATCGTTAATGTTATTACCTGTTGCGGTGTTGCTTCTACATGGAAGGTGAGCGAATGATAGTAAATGAATTTGCTGTTACATCTATTGCCGCCCCTACACAAATTGAGGGAACTCTTACCAATGGGAGTGAATTTTATTTGAGGTTTAGGAATTGTAGTTTTTACGCTGAAGTAGATGGTAAGTGTATCAAAAGGCAATACATACCTCATATCGGAGATGATGTTTGGAATAGAGATTATATGCCCACTAAGAGTATGTTTCATCTTGCTGGTTTTACCTTTTATGTGGAGGAAGAATAATGTGTGGTGCTATGAAAACTCCTTGTGAGAACCGCTTCTGCGAAAATTGGACATTGAATTTTTATTGTGATGAATGCATGGAGGAATCAGAATGAATCCCATAATTACTCTTTTTATCTGGATTTTATTTGTTGGTTTTATATCTGAAATTCTTTATAGGGTAACATCGGATTATTCTGAGCCAAACAATCTATTGGGTGAAGAAGAATGAAATATAAAAATACAATGAGAGAAATGAATTGCACTAAATGTGGTGTATGTATCGGTAAATCTGTCCATCAACTAAACAATCAAGTTTTCTGGTGTTTTGGATGTGCAGAAGAAACTGAGAAAATGTGGAGGGATAAAGTATGAATATTTTTTACTTGCATGAAAATCCAAACATTGCCGCAGTTATGCACAATGATGCACATTGTATCAAGATGATTCTTGAAACTGCTCAAATGCTTTCAACGGCTCATCGTGTTGTAGACCAATACTATTATTGTAATGACGATGATGAATATGTGTTTCAAAAGTTGCCCGAAGACAAACTCAATGTTCTCTATAAAACTGCACATATCAGCCACCCCTCTACTATTTGGGTTCGTTCAAGTCTTCAGCATTATCAATGGACATACGAATTGTTTGAAGCCCTTTGTATAGAATACACTTATCGTTATGGGAAAGAACACAAGACTGACAGATGCTTGCGAGAAGTCTTGCGTAATCCTCCAATGTTAATTGAGGATAATGGATTTACCCAGCCACCCCAATGTATGCCTGATGAATACAAAACGGAATGCTCTATTCAAGCATACCGAAATTATTATCGTGGTGATAAACAATGGAACAGTTGGCGAAGTAAATACACTAAGCGAGCAAAACCAAAATGGATGTGAAAAAATGATAGAAGATGAAGAAATTACCCTAAGTGAATGGAATAAAGAAAAGCGTTTTCTTAAAAATGTGTATAAACACTATGGAAACACAGAACAGTTCTGGGGTGCTATTTGGGATTTAAGCACTACTAGACTTCCTGGCCTTGAAGTTTCAGTAGTAATTGACCGTGATGAAAAGTTGTTTATCAGTAAGGGAACGGCCTCATTTGTTGATTATAAAGATGAGAGTGTTAAGGGTATGACTATTCCTATGAAATGTTGGATTCATACCCACCCATTCGGTAAGGCTTATTTTAGTCAGACCGATTGGAATACCTTGAGGGTTCAGCGACCAATTCTTGATTCGGCAATTGTGTTAGGTAATGGAGAGTATTGCACATGGGAAAAGGAAGAAGACCATCAGATTTTGAGACACACAAAAGTGTGGATAGCAGACGAGTCAGAAGAGTAAGGTTTCCCGTATTAACGAATATGTGCATCGTTTGTCCTATATGTAGTGGGGCTGGTTGTAATGTTTGTAATCAAACAGGAGAGTATGAATTAGAATACACGCCTTATGTAGAAATACAAAGACCTCTGATTATAAAATATGTTGCTGATAATATAAAAGTTGTCTCAAGTGAGTTATCCAGACTATATGGAAAAACACCAGAGATTGATACTGAAATAGTAGCAAATGGTTATGAAGTAATACGAATAGATTCGTTAAGTGGTTCGGTTTGGATTGCGCTGAGCCTTGATAAGAATGAAAATCCGAAATACTTTTATCAAAAGGAGAGTATGGAAAAATGGTTAGTAAAAGAGAAGTAAGAGAAATATTTAGAACGGTTGCACCAAACCGTCAATTACCTGAATCTACATTGGAAGAATTTGCTTTTAGGGCAAAATCACTATTGGAGATTTATGCCTCTATGTGTGAATTTCAGGCTGGAGGTGAAGAATCAAACAAGCGATTGACTATACATGATGTCAAACTTGCATTTTTGAGAATGGAGGATTTGCTTACCCGTTCCCCTCAGGTGGAAAAACAAGCAGAAGAAGAAGAACTTTCTCAACAAGAGAAGGTTGAAAGAGCCATGATGCTTGAAAACGAAGCACCGTGGAAACATAGAAGAGAAAAAGAAGAAGAAGAAGAAGAAGAATTTGGAGAGTGGAATAATGAATTGGAATGAATTTGCAGAAATTAACGAGAGATTTATGACTATGACACCTACACAAATGGTGAAATATTATGATGAAAACATCAATACAGATGAACAGCAGGCTATCTCTATGCTAAATCTTTGGGCAGGAAATTACCCGAATAAAGGTGTGGGTGAAGCAGGACTAATCAGCCGTATTGCAGAAAAAATGAATGTTGATGTAGATGTTATTGAAGGTTTTATTGACACCTTCGGTGGACTTGGTGAAGCGGTTGAGGAATTAACTGAAGGTAATGAACATAACAATACGCTAATTACAGTTAGGAGTATTCACAATGCCTTGAGTAGTCCTGTCTATGACCGTGAAGAAACCTATGGTTTGCTCATGGCCGCATGGGACTCGCTAAATCACATTGGGAAGCGTTGGATGTTAGCATTTGCTCTCAACGAAACCCGCAACAAATGTGGTAAGAATGTTGTTAAGAAAATTATGAATAAGACCTACGGTGTTCCTAATGATGATATTAAGAAGGCTACCTCCTTTTTGAGCATGGGAGAATGTATTGAACAGTCTGTATCAAATGGTGCGATTGTATGTGTTCCCGAAGCAGGGAATTATATGAATCCAATGCTTGCTAAAAATATCAACTTTACAGTTCGTGGAAAGAAATTTTGTGATTACAAATACGACGGAATTCGTGCTCAGATTCATCAGAACGAAGATGGTATTACCATCTATAACCGAAAGGGTGATAATATTACCTCCAAGTTTGAAAATGACCTCATCCCAATTATTAAAGAAAACACAGACCCCGTGGATTGGATTGTTGATGGTGAGATTTTCCCTGTTGATACCAATGGAAACCCTGCTGATTTCAAAAATATCATGAGTCGTATTCATGGGAAGACTGAAGAGGTTATTTATCGTCATGAAGTTAAACTTGTTTTGTTTGATTGTTTGATGTATGGTGGACAACCTGTGTTTGAAGACCCATTGAACACACGACTTCAAACTTTGAATATGCACTTTGGCGAGGATATTCTCGCACATACGGTGGAAATTGAAAGCCATGAAGAGTTTTTAGATGTCTATAATGAAGCAATTGAATCTGGTTATGAAGGTGTTATTGTTAAATCACCTAACGCCATTTATCAATTTGGTGCAAGGTCTAAGGATTGGGCTAAATACAAACCGCCATTGGTTGATGTTGATTGTATTATTACTGATGCGGCAGAAGGTCGTGGAAAGCGTGTTGGTGTTTATGCTTCTTTTAAGATTGCTATTAAGAATGGAAATGACTTAGTTCCTATTGGTTGGGTAGGTTCAGGTTTTACAGAATCAGACCTAAACTTCTTAAGCCAGCAGTATAATACATTAGGTGCAGGGAATATGATTATTGAAGTCAAGGGCGACATTCTCACTCAAAATGAAAACGGAGAGTATGGTTTGCGATTCCCTCGCTATGTAAAATACCGAGATGATAAAGACCAACCAACACAATTAGAAGAGTTGATTTAATGAATATTAGAAATATTGAAGAAGGAAAATTATGTCATTACTGCCGAGAACCATTTAACGGTGCAGAAGAAGGCTTAGTTCAAGATATACCGACGGGCGAATCTTATTACCATTTGCGATGCGGTGGAAAACTAATGCTGTATAGGATTGAAGGTGTCTTGCCCAAACATTTGTTTGATGCTTGTATTAAAGAACTTCAAAATCCCTTACCCATTACTTTGAGTGACCCTAATCAAACAACGCTTGATACATCTGAGGAATAATAATGTTCAACAATGGGGAATTAAGTGGAATTTTACTAACAATTGCCCGACCTGAAATTACAAGTTATCAATCTAATACAAGTAAAACAGGATGGAACATTAGAGTTAGAATTATGTTTAGAGCATCACATGAGTTTTTAGTAGCATTGGAGAGAAAATTTAACTCCTTAGATATTGAATGTAATTTAAGAACTGTTGAAGGGCCAAATAGAAAAGCACCCGTATTAATTATAGGTAAAAAGGCCGCACTTGACGCAGTTAGAGAACTAATGAATAAAAATCTCCCGTGTTCACATGCAGATTGGCGACTATTTGATGCAGTATCGGAAGAAATATCAAACAAGAATCATTTGGAAGAAGAAGGAATGAATAGAATTAGAGAGATGATGAATGATGAAAACTACTTCAACGAAATTTAAATTGCTTGTAGGTGGAAATGGTGCTGGAAAAACCAGAAGAGCCAAACAAATTTTAGGTAGCAGACCATTTGTAGTGATGGATGCATCAGATATTACAATTGATGACATATATTCATACCCCAAAAATCACGGCATTCTTATTGAAGATGTCCATTACAAACCTGAGACTAAGAAAATTATCAACATCTTAACAATTCACAAATTTGTAGTGCTGACTTCTATCAATGAGAAAGATGTTCCTAAGTCAATTATGAATATGTGTGTGAGAAAGCGAATGGGACAAACAGATAATCGTCAAGAATATATTAAATTAGACGCACCAAATTGTTCCAAACCATTAAAGTATGATAAAAGCGTCTATGATTTGAACATTGAGTATTTAAAGAACAAGGACAGACATGAGGTTTTGAGTTATATGAAATATAATGACCCTTCCGATATGCAAATTCTAAGTTGGGTTGCCCCAAATATTGATGTTAGAAAGATTGCATTTTCTGACCAGATTATGAGAAGGTGGTCTAAAGATTACTTTAGGGAAATCTTTGTCTTTTCTTGGAATGGTAACCACCACGGAAGAGTAAATTTTCCTCAAAGGAACTCTTATTCTCCTGTTCCCAAGATTTGTCATAAATTGGGTCTTAAAGAAAAGGATGCTTACCTTGTGAAAGCATATCTCAAAAACCCTGAATGGAAAGCATGGGCAATTTCAAAACTTGACGCAGAAGAATGTAAAATTCTTGGGTTGAAAAAACCGAGAAAGCAAACAATCAGATACACTAATACTAAGTTGGGTGATTTTTAATGAGAAAATCGCAAGGAGTATCATTTACAGTTTGGCTTGCTGATGTAGTAAAAGCGGGTAGGTTTAAAATTATAGACCTGTCTAAGTTATATGATGACGATGTGGATTCTTCGGAAGTAAAGGTGGGTGATTAAATAGGTAAGAAAATGAACAAAAGTTATGCTGAGAGATATATTGATAGGGCTATGAATGATGGTGAGGAAAGAACCTCAAACGGCATTATCAATGCTATTATGTCCTACATTGAAGAAAACGGTGGGACATTTACATATGTTCCGACAGAAAGAAAAGTAACTTCTTATGTAGGAAAAAATAAAAGATATAAAATTACAAAGAAATCAAATAGCAAACATTCTACTATGTATGTTAAAACGAAATTATGTAATGTATGTGATGGTTCTGGATTTAAGAATCATGAGAATTGTAAGGGGTGTAATACACCCAAAATAAAATGTGAAAAATGTGCTGGTTCAGGGCAAGCACTTGAAATGCCCTGTGGTTATTGTAAAGGATTAGGAGAGATTGAAAATGAATTGGACAGAAAAATACAGACCAAAGAAGATTGAAGAGATTGTAGGACAACATAAATTTGTAGAAGACGCATTATCATGGATAGATAAAACTAACCTTCCTAACATTCTATTGTATGGAAGGCCAGGAACAGGTAAAACATCAGCCGCTTATGTATTGGCTTTACAGTATCTTGGTGATGAGATTAGAAATAACTTCATGGAAATTAATGCAAGTCAAGATAGAAAGTTAGAAACTATTCGTAACACTATCACTAATTTTGCAAATACTAAGGGCACAGATAATGTTCCCTTCAAGATTATTCTACTTGATGAAATTGATGGTATGCTTAAGGACTCGCAACGAGCCTTAAAGAGAACTATGGAAAGAGCCACAGGAGTTCGTTTTATAATTACATGTAATGACGAGACTTCAGTAGATTATGCTATCCGTAGTCGTTGTGCAAATTATCACTTTTCGTCATTGGATAATGAGTCCATGACAAGTATGCTTAAAAATATCTGTGAGAATGAAAATCTTTCATTCCCAGATGAGGATATACAATCTTTTGCTGGTATGATGAACGGAGATATGAGAAGGGCGGTTAATGAATTACAAGCAGTTGCCTTTACTAATTCTGATTTGAAAACTAAAGCAAAGGAATTTATGAACGACTATTATGATATAGTTAAGTATTTGACAGACGACCCAAACAAAGCGCATGGTCTTTTGATGAAGCGTGTTTTAATGGGCGTTTCTGTCGTAGAAATTTGTGTTAATCTACATCATTGTGTATTAGATATGAAATTGGACAGGGGGACTACATTTAAGTGCCTCAGCGCAATTGGAGAAATGGAATGGAGGCAAAGGGTAATGACTCCGAAAATTATTGTGTCATGGTTTGTGGCGCAATTTACCCATTAAACAAAAAAGGTGAAAAAAATGAATGAAAGAATGATGAATGAACTGAACGGATTGGCTAACAAACTTGGTATCAGTTTTGAAGAAATGACAACGAAAATGGAAGAAATTGCAACCGCTAACGGGTTGGATTTGGAAAATGAAAAACACATGAGGTCTGCTCTTGCTTTGACTCGCCAATTTGTGCGAAGTTCAACAAGGAAAAGCACCCGAACCTCAAGTGATTCTTTTGGTGATATGGCTTTTGGATTTATCGTCGGTGCTGAACCAGCCCGTGATATTCAAGAATGGAGTCGTAAAACTCTCTTGAATGATTACAACTCAAACGCTAATACTGTCTTTAATGAAGGTCGTGTTGCTGAAGTTGTTTTGGAAAATGGTGTCTATGAAAAGAGCCAATTGCGAAACGGAGAGGTTGAAACAAAGGTTATTCCCGACCTTCCTAACTCTTCTATTGAGGTTGATGAAGGAAAGTGGATTGTTCCTATTGATAACTTGGAAGCATATTCAAGTGGTGATAAGAACAGTCGTTTCGGTAAGCCTCTCCCTGCTGAAGAATGGCGACGACGAGTTCACTTTATCGCTAAGAAAGAAGGTGGAGATTTTCAATATTGGACTTTGGGTTTGAAGGACACTCTCGCTAAGAATTGGTCTGTTGAAAACTTCCGATGGGTTCACCTTCATGCCTTCTTTAACGATGAGCGAAACGCTTGTTATGGGATTAAGACCAGCACACTTGGTTCTATCCGCTATAACGATAATCTTGATGCCGAAGATGATTTGTTTGTCGGCAATACTCCTTCTATGGAAGACTTGTTGGCTGAACACATGGAAGGATATGTTGCTGATTTGATGGAGATTGAAGATTATCACCAACAAATTATGTCAAATCCTGGAATGAAACTTTGCATTACTGACGGTATCGTGAGTAGCATGAATTTGTCTGTTAATGAAAAGACGGGCAACCGTGTTATTTGGATTGAACCTGCTGATGGAAATTATGGGTTTGAAGAAGAAGAGATTCCTGAATCAACCCCATGTTGGATTCCTTCAAATGTGGACATTGATTTCGGTGTAGGTTCAGATGTTATCATTATTGGCCGAACCAATCAAACCCGAAAGAAGGATGATGATGGAAACCTTTCTGATGATGAATGGAATCCTGTTTCATTGAATGTCTATGGTATTCTTCCCCGTATTTCTTTGGGTGTTGCACCTGAAGATGTGGGTGATACTAACGACGACGAAGAACTTTCTTATTGGTGATTTTAATAGATTACCAAAAGATTGGAATGTGAATCTCGCTTAGGCTATTGTCATAGAGATACACCAATGGCCTACGAGTTGCCGTGTATATGTTGGCGGTTTGAATGACATACGACGGGGTGCAAAGCCTCTACAATAGGTGATTATATGATTAGAGAAAACACAAGTTATTTTAGACTACATCAACTTTGTTTTGATATGTCGGAAGTGGAATCTATTGAATGGAAAAGATTGGAAGAAGAACCAGACAATCCATATTCAGTAAGAATTCATTTGAAAAGCGGGAAACAGTTCACCCGACAATTGTTTGAACAACAATTCAGACAATTAAAAGAACAATTTAAACAACAATTAGGAGATGAATAATATGGGAATTGGAAACAAAAAAGGAAATGCAGCAGGGGCTACTCTCCAAGCAGCAAAACAAAACAATAGCGAGTCGGCTTTCAAACAAGCCAAACTTCGTGCTATGAATCAAAGAAAAAAGTTGCTTGAACAAGAACAAGCATTTTTGATTTGTGGGATTAGTGGAAATCCAGGAACAGGTAAAACAGGTGTTGCTTTGGATTGCCGAACAGAAGAAGAACGAAAGACACATTGGCTTTTTGTTCTTGATTTTGATGAGGGTGCAGAACCTACATGGCGACAACATTGGAGTGAAGATGAAAAAATTGTTATCTTCAACCCTCATGTATATAATGAGGATATGACTGTTGATTATTTGGCTACGGCTGATATGGCTCGCTTCTTTATCGCTATGGTAAATGAGGCCATTGAATCTGGTAAGATTGAAGACGGTGATGATGAAGTTAAAATTGAGGCAGTTAAGGCTATTGTTTTTGATGGGCTTGATACTTGGCTTGATACCACAAATATGATTGCTCGTTTGAATCATATTAAGGGAGGCGACCCAAGACAGGCTGATAAAGTTAAAATGGTTCCGACCCAATGGTATGCAAGGACTGAAGAATACAAGCGTTTGTTTAAAGCCGCTTGTCAATTGCGATGCCACAAATTTTTCATCACGCATATGAAAGAAGTGCATGATGGATTTTCTATCGTTGGAACAAAACCAGATTGGGAAAAGAACACCACGGCAAAATTGTTCCAATACATTGAGTGTAAAAAAGAAGAGAAAGGTAAAACTTTCAAACTTACTGCCCATGTCCGAAAGTCTAAAACCAACAATGAGAATGTTGGACAGACCTTTACCGTTATGGAAAGTAGCGGTGGAAAGGTTGAATGGACAGGTATTGAGTCTATCAGAAATGGCTCTCTTTGATTAGGTAAAGGGTGTGTGCCTAATGTTGGGGTTAGTCAGATAATAACGGCTTTATTGCTGACAACGGATTTCCTCCACCCGTTGCCGTTTCCCCAATAAGGAGTTGATAATATGAAGTTTAAAGTGAATGGAAAAGAATTGAAAGAAAAGATTGAAAGCGTGTTGCTTAAAGGTAAGTGGAACTACGGTTCAAACAACAAACTAACCACTCTTTCATCGTCTATTATTATGGGCGTTGATGTTGAAGAGATGAAATGTAGTGTTTGGAACGCTGACCCTGCAACATTTGTAGAGAATAAAATTTCTCTTATTGAATATGAGAACACGGTTGCTGGTCGTTTTGCTATTGATACAGATATACTTTTAAAGTATCTTGGTAATGAAGTAAGTGTATTTTCTTTGGAAGATAACTTACTTAAGATTAGCACAGAAAAGAAGACTGTAAAGTTACCTCTTCTTGAACGACACCAATATAACGATAACATTATTCATAGTATTTCTAATATTACTATGAGTCGTGTTTTAGAAGAACCCGTTGTTATTAGTGCAAGAACATCTCTATCTACAAGAATCAAAATCCCTACGGATGAATTAGTAGATGCATTTAAGGATTGTGAGAATGTGGGTAACTCGGTATACAAGTTAAACTTCGTTGCGGATTCTGGACTTACCGTATCTTCTACCAAAGAAAATGAATCGGTTGCAATTAACATTGAAGCAATTGAATCTATTGGTGATGATGCTATCGTTGAGTTTTCCGCACCGTTTTATAAATACTTGAATAATGGAATTACTATTATTTCATACAATGACGAATCGCCAATCTCAGTTATAAATGGCGACTATAAATTACTGAGAGCACCAAGAACAGAAGGTTGATAAAATGAATGAAGAACAAAATAAAGAATTGGAAAGCCGAGCATCTGCATTGGATATGCTACTACAAATGGTAAGCATGATTCAATATATGACAAACGCACTTAATATTGAAGCCGCAGGAATTATTCATAGTGGTGGATGGTGTAAAGACCTTATTACAAGCGAATGTCCTATATGTAAAATGGAGGCCGCCAAAAATGACAATAAAGATGAAGAGCAATAAATGTTGCATTTGTAAAGAAGAACATCTTGATGAAACATATAATGCTCAACCTGTTATGGAAGGTAAGTGTTGTAAAGCCTGTTATAACGGTGTAGTGGTCTATCAAAAATTTAACCTTGCTGGACTAACTAAATACGACTACATGTATAATGTAAGTCATACATTGGAGGGATATGAATGAACGACCATCAAGATAGTGAAAACTTTTCCTATGAAAGAACATGGGAAGAAATAGAAGACTTGTTGAATAAAGCCGAAAGAGAACAAAACAAACATCTAACGGCACTACAAACAAGAAAACCAAAACCGCTTCTTATGAAACACATGAGAAACTACAAAGGATTAGAGGGAGTCATTTACGCCCTCCGATGGGTTCTTGGTGACTTAAAAATTGATGAAAATAAAGTATTAGGGAGAGAGAAAAAATGAAGATTGAAGAAAGAATGAGTTTAACCTACGATGATATTAGTATTATACCTACATGGTCTGGTATTAACAGTCGTGGAGATTGTGAATTATATACCAACATTGGAGATTATTCTCTTGCTACACCATTAATTGCATCTCCTATGGACACCGTTTGTGGTGTTGATATGTGCGTTGAATTATCTAAACTTGGGGGAATGGGTGTGCTACATCGTTTTCAAAGTATTGATGAACAGGTTGATATGTGTGATGAAATAGATGCTAATGGTGTTCGTAATTATATGGCGGCTGTTGGTGTTGGTGAATCGGGGCAAGACCGTTTGGATAAAATTATAAATTATACCCAACTTAAAGGTGTTTGTATTGATGTTGCTAACGGCCATCATTCCTTGCCTATGCAAATGGTTAGTTATGTCAAGAGGGAATATGAAGATATTCATGTCATGGTAGGCAACATTGTTTCTAAGGAAGGTGCTATGGACTTAATCAAGGAAGGTGCTGATACTCTTAGAGTCGGAATTGGTAATGGTTCAATGTGTGAAACCCGTATTAGGGCTGGAGTAGGTGTTCCTCAAGCAACCGCATTAAACGATATTTATTCTTTCCTTGAAGAAGAATCATTAGATGTATCTATTATTGCTGATGGTGGAATTAAAACAACAGGTGATGTTGCTAAGGCTTTGGCTCTTGGTGCAGATGCAGTTATGATTGGTTCTTTGTTTTCAGGAACAAAAGAAACTCCAGGCTCTATTGCGAAAACAGGACAATGGCCTAATGAGAAATTGTTTAAGAAATATCAAGGGTCTGCATCCATTGATTCTAAATTGGCTCGTGGTGAAGAAGTTAAAAATGTAGAAGGTAATTCAAAGATTACTCCCTACAAAGGTAAGGTATGTAGGATTGTCCAAGATATTAACGATGGTGTTAGGTCGTCAATGAGTTATGTCGGTGCTATCAATTTAGAAGAATTTAGAAACAATGCAAGATTTTGTCGTGTTACACAAGCAGGTCAAATTGAAGCACAACCTCATGGATTGTGATATAATGCCTGTTGGTTTTGGAGTAAAAGAAGGAACAGGTTTAGCAAGATGTAGACTTTGTAATGGCGTTATATTTAAAGGACAACCCGCTATTTATATTAGAGGTTACCGAGCAAGCGGTCAATGTCATGTATTACCTGAACAATGTAATTACTTACATGACAGACTATTAGAAATGGATGTGATAGATTGATTATTAGTGAAGCAAAAAATAATGTTGAATTGCGTTGGCGAGACGAAAATGGTGAAAGAAAAACAGAAACGGTTGAATCTTTCAAACCCTACTTCTTTATTCGTCAAGGTGATGAAATGCCTTCAACCATACCCACTAAAAAGCGTTGGATGGAGAGTATTAAACCTCAGTATAACTTTGGTGATTATCATTCACTTGATAATCGCAAACTAATTAAGGTTTCGTTTAATACAGTCCAAGACTTGTATGAAGCCCGTGATAATTGGGAGTATACATATGAAGGTGATATATCACTTGCCCGTAAATATGCTAATGATAGACTTACTGAAATCCCTGAATACAAAATGCGAAAATGGTATCTTGATATTGAAACACAAGTGGGTGGTCGTTATGATGGACAAATTAACGCCTTGACCTTTTACGATTCATACGATGAAAGATATTTTATTATGACTCATTTTCCACAAGAGCCACTACCACAATATGACGGCGTATTGGTTTATGAGGATGAACATGACTTGTTGGAAGCATTCGTTGAATTTATGCAAGATAAAGACCCAGATATGATTATTGGTTGGTATCTTCTTGGTTTTGATATTCCTAAGATTATTGAAAGAATGCACCACAATGGTATTAGTCCACGAAAGTTAAGTCCTCACCGTGAAGTGCGTGGGGTTTCTGATACCAAATTATACAATATCAATTATACCAATACGGCTCAACCAATCAAGGGTAGAATTACATATTGTCTTATGACTCGTTTTGAACGACTTTGGCTTGATGCACAAAGAGGAACTTTACCATCTCTTAAATTAGACGACTGTTCTAAATTGGTTCTTGGACAAGATGCTGGTAAGGTTTCCAAAACTTCTAAATTTGATGAGGATGAATTCTTCTTGCGCTCTTGGTTAGAAGATAGTGAAACATTTCTTGAGTATAACCGAGTAGATGTAGAATTGATGGTTCGCATGGATAATGAGATGAACATTACACAGAATGATATTGCACTTCAACAGTTGTTTATCTGTCCTTTTGAGTGCGTGTTTCATAATTCACAAATGGGTGCGGCTTATTTTATGCGTCATTCTAATTGGAAAGCACCAACAGGTGTTAAGGGAAATAAAACAAAGTATGAAGCGGCATTCGTTATGAATCCTGAGGAAGAAGATACATACGGAAGACATGAAAATGTAGCCATTTTTGATTTCAAATCTCTATACCCAAGCATGATGGCCGCACGAAACATTTCATGGGAAACAAAAACCCTTAATCAAGATGCCCATAAAGTGTATTTTGCTACACCTAAAAACCTTGTAGCGTTCAAACCAGAAAGACCAAGTGTTTCCTTTACCAAAGATTCGTTAGGCGTATTACCAAAGGCGGTTTTGACCCTAATGAAATTGCGTGATGATTACAAGAAGAAGCGTAAGGAAGCCAAGAACGATGAAGAATACAGAAAGTGGGATTCAGCACAAATGGCTACAAAGCGTGGTGTGAACGCCCTCTATGGTGTTTTGGCTAAAGACGGGTATGGTTGGGGCGACATGGAAATGGCTCAAGCAATCACGGCATCAGCAAGAGAGGCTATGAGAAGCGTTGCATTTAAATCACAAGAGTTGGGATATTCGGTTATCTATGGACACACGGATTCAATCTTCGTTAAGGTAAAAGATGTTGCAGATGCTGAACAGTTGTGCATTAAACTAAACGAATATATTCAGAAGGAAGTATTTAACGACAATGTGGTTCTTGAGTTTGAAAAGTTTGCAGAAACCTTTTTCCTATCTATGAAGAAAAATCGCTACTGTGGTTATCTATCTTGGAAGGAAGGCGAATGGTTGAAAGAAAATCAATTCTTTGTGATGGGCTTTGAGATGAAAAAATCAAACGAAACAAAGTTGGCTAAGACTGTTCAAAAGAAAGTTTTAGAAATGGTAGCATCTGGGAAGAATGAAGATGATGTTACTAAATACACAAAGGCTATGTATAAACTTGTAAAGGGTGGAAAGTATGAACCTAAATCAGTTATTAAAAGAACTCGTCTAAGAAAATCATTAGACGAATACGATTCAATCGCTGGAGGTTCTGCTGGTGTATTGATTTATAATGAACAAATTGGGACTATTGAAGTTGGTGATAGTTATTATTACTACAATGTAGATAATAAAGGCATCAAAAAATATCCAACGAAATATAATGTGGGTGATAAAACAAGGAATGTAGAATATATT